ACTTATATATTTACTAAGAATTTCTTTTTGTATTTCACTCAATACTTGATATTTGTCATTAAATTTATCTACTAACATTTTGTAAGCTAATAATCTAATCTCTTTATCCTCTTTCATAAAGTCTTCCATTATAGATTGAGGAGCTTTTTTATCAGATATAGACTCTTTAGTTAAATGCTCTAGTAAACTTATTTTATTCAGAATTAATGATTTAGTATCTACTGATTTAGAATTTTGAGATTCTAATATCATATAAACACAAGCATACGGTTTATAGTTATCTATTTTAGCTTTAAAAAACTCATCTAAATCATAATTAGATTTTATCTCTTTAATTAAGTTATATTTCAACTTATTAAGTTTTTCAATATCTAATTTTTTATATTGCTCAATTATCGTAGTCATCATTATTTCTGCTTTTGACTCAGATAATTTAGGGCTTGTTATAATAGTATTGTATAAACTATACTCCCTACCTAATTCAGTATTGCTAAAATACTTCTTTAGAATTTTTACAGATTTAGAATCTTTATTATTTAACAGATCAGACGTTGTTTGTCTAACTAATAATTCAAATAAGATCCCAGTATTTCTGTATTTGCTATGTTTAAGTGCCATGTATTGTTGTTATACTGTTAATAAATATGCGAATCTTTATTTTAAATCTGGTTTTATGTTATCCTCATTTAATAGACTAGGTTCTTTATATAATTCTGTGCGTCTTCCTAATTTTGATAAAGCTTGTTGATTCTTTAAAAATTCAGTCATTGTGTTTTCATATGTTAATGGACCTCCTTTATATTGAACTTTTAATTTATCTTCAGATCCTTTTCCAGCAGATCCTAATTCTTTTTTACCAATACTATCTCTACCAAATGCAGATGCATCTGTGCCTATTTTTGATTGATATTCTTTAGGTCTTCCAACATCTTCTTTTTCATCTTCATTATAACCAGTAGGTAAATCTAATGGACCATCTCCTTTACCACCATATAGACTTGCTAATTGATGTGGTGTTCCAAATACTTGACCTGTTTCTGATGGATCATTTCCTTCCTCTTCAATTTGTTTTAATCTAAAGGCTTTTTTCTTATCTTCGGCAATTAAATCTTCCATCTCAGAGTATTGATCTTCAGAGAATTGGAATATTTTATCATAAATAAAATCTTTGGGTAATAAATTTCCTTCCATCGCATCTTTAGCCAAAGCAACTTTTTCTTTAAATAAAGCAATTCTCTCTTGCTCGTATATAATTGAAGGATTAGTTAATGATAATGCAAAGTTTGCTGCTGATTCATTTGTGTAACCATGAGCATATAAATGTACTAGAGCTACTTTTGTTAATTCAGATATAATAATTCTTTGAATTCTCTCAATAGTTCTTGCGAAACGAATATCTTCTGCGGCTAATGTAGCTTTACCAGTTAAATCTTTCTCATATCCCATGAAAGCTTTTGGTATTTTTAACGCCGCAAATAATTTCTCTCTAAAATACTGAACGTCTTCAATTGCGTTATATTCTAATCCTTTTGCTGTATCAATACGAGTTGATTGATCATTGCCTCTTACAGGAATAAAGAAATCTTCTAATAAATTCTGTTGGTTATATTTCAAATTATATTGACCAGTTTGTGGATCTATTAGTGGTGTTTTCTTCATTTTACCAATCATCCTCTGGATATAATTCTCAACTTCATTTGGAGGAATGGCTCCTACATTTACATAGAATGTTCTACGTTCTGGGGCTCTTGTAATACGGTGAATTAACATCGCATCCTCAATAAGTGTATATTGTTTAAATAATTTTCTTCCTGGCTCTAAATAAGATCTTCCATAAGGCAAATAGTTAACGTCTCCAGTTAATCTAAGATGCGCCATTTCATAATTATCAAAATAAACACCTGGATCTTCATTATTATATGCAGATGAGAATCCTGAAGTAGTTCCTAATGCTCCTAATGGATCATATTTGAATCTCACTTCATTAGGATTTTCTGGATTATATCCTTCTTGCCTAATAATATTATAGGCTGAGAAAGGAATTACATTATAAACACCATATTTTTCTGCAATCTCTAATTTTAAATAGAAATCACCGTATTTACACATGTTTCTAATCCATCCCCATAAAGTAAATTCAATATTTAGTACTGAATAGAATAGATTATATAATAGTTTTTGGATATTTTCATCTGAAGATCTGATTTGCAATACCTCTCCTTGTTCATTTTTTAAAGTACACTCATCAGCAATAATATCTAAAGCAGAAGATACAATTGCATCAGTATCCATAGCATCATAATCTGCATAAATTTGAATACGAGCTGATTGGTAGTTTTGCGCTAAGTTTAGATTTACTCCATAAGCTGTTGATGTAGTATATATTTTATGGAACCTATCTACTAATGAATTATTTTGAACTACACCATTGTTTTGGATACGATCTATATCCATTACTTTAAGCATGCCATCACCGTCATTTCTTATAATAACATCAGTGGAAAACAATCTTCTTAATGTAGAGAATAAATTGTTTCTAGGTTGTTGTTTTTGCTCTTCTGCCATGTTTATTTTTTTATTATATTAACCAAGTTATATCCATATTTTGTTCACCATTATTTGTTGGGATTTGAATATTCCATGGATTTTTATTAAATGTACTATTTGAATTATAAAATTGATTATCTTGTGATGTTTTAGAAAAATTACTTAATGCACTATAAGTTAGACTTTCAGCAGTTTTTTTATACCTAAAAGAGGTTTCTCTTAAATACATAGAAATTGCAAAAGACATTACTAAATCATCATTGTAACCATTCATTGCTTGTTGTTTATTATTTTTCCAAATAAACACCCTCAACTCTTCTAAAAGTCTTATAGACTTTATTGTAGCTACTTTATTTTCAATAACGTCTCTCATTTTTTCTATGACATTAGGTCTAGTTTTTTGAGAGGTAGTAAATCCTGGAACTAATCCATCAGTTCTTTCAGATCTAGTTAGATATGTATTAAAATCTGAATTTCCTTCAGATCTCATGCTATAATACATATTAGAATAACCAGTTTCTAAAATAGATTGTACCACGTCCCAACCTATATTTGCATTTTCTACTACAAGTAAAGCTTGATTATATTCAGTTGCTGCTGCCACTAAAACATTTGCGTATTCTCTAGTTCCAATTTGAGATTTATATTCTGCAACTTGAGTCATAGTGTCTATATCTATAACGTGGAATGCAGAAAAGTCAGAACCATCACCACGAGCCACATCAGCCACAAGAACATAGTATTTTTGTGGATCGGGATATTCCCATATCCAATAAGCTTTATCAAAGCCACGCTTCTCTAATGGATCTGTAATCATATTTTGTTCGTACCAAGTTAAAATCTCAGGCTCAATAACTGTATTACCTGAGCTTAGGAATGAACAATCACACTCTTGAGCAGCATTTCTTTTTCCTAAATCTATATCCTGTTTATCTCTCCAGCTTTGATCTCTTTCTGGATGCACTGTCCATGGTAATGAGATAGGAATAAAGTTATTATCTTGCTTTTGAGCATCTGAATATGTTTTATGGAACCAGTTACCAACGCCGTTGGGAGTAGATAAAGCTATACAACCACCACCGGTAGCCAATGTCATTTTTGCGGCTGTATAAATCTCTTCAATTTTATCAATAAATGCAGCCTCATCTATTACTAGTAGAGACACGGCTTCAGAACGACCTGAGTCACCAGCTGCAGAAACAGCTTTGATCTGAGATCCATTCGATAATCTTAAACTAAGTCTATTATTTTCAATTGCTGTGGTTCCTATTTTTAGCCAGACTGGTAAATTATCGTATGCAAAGCGTACTTTAGTTACCATGTTCTTTGCCGTATCTTGCTTGGTTGCAATAACAAGAATATTTTTATCCTTATTAAAAACCATTAGCCATAAAGAATACGCAGATACTAGTGTAGAGATACCTAACTGCCTTGATTTATTAATCACAGAGTCAGGATATTTTTGAAATAATCTTAAAACTTTTTCTTGAAAAGGATAGAGATCAAATAATTGTCGACCTCTTTGTGGATGTTGGATCATGTAATACTTTCTCATAAAGTACACAGGATCTTGAGAGCATTTAATAAACTCTTCTTTTATTCTCTCTTTTATATTTATTTGTTCTGACACGAATCTCTTTAATTTATAAATATATATACTATTCGGTCATTATTATCATATATCTATCTAGTGCTATATAATTGTATAGATTTATGTAAATGGTGTATCAGCTGTCCATCCAGCACTATGATTTACCAAGTTATTTGTTTTTGTTGCATCATATACAGGGTTAGTAACACCACCACCTAACATTAATAATTTAGTAGTTGCTGTTTTAGTTAATGGAGAAGTTGGTACTGTTAATGAACTACCCGTATATAGTGCCGAGTTATCCCAACGGAAATTAGTTAATTTACCAGCCCACCAGTTTGGTGCAAATGCTGCTGGATTATCAACACCAACATTTAAGTCAAAGCCAGGATTGATTGAATCTGTAATATCTCTAGTATCTCCAGTCTTAGTAGCTTTCAATACTCCGTTCATAAATAATTTTGTAGTTGTTCCGCTTCTAGAAATTGCAACATGCATCCAAGCACTTCCATTATTGTAAGAGGCCGGTGTTGTTCCTCTTAAATCGCTTCCATAAGGCCATACATAAACATAACCGCCTTCAATTGAAATTCCAATAGTTGCACCAGTATCAAATCCTAATGAGAATACTCTAGGAGCTCCAACCGATTGTGTTCCGTTTTTAATAAAAAACTCAATGGTAAAATCTCCAGTGCCAGGTAACCAATTTATCACATCAGAATTTAATGCAGTAAAATATTGTGATGTTCCATTAAATGTTAATGCACCACTACCACCACCAGGAAATTCCTCTACAGTATCTGCTACTGAGCCACCAGCTGAGGCAATAGCCTGCATTGATTGCATCATTAACATTTGCTGTGTATATTGATTAGCCTCTGCTAAATACTTACGTCTCATAGCATCAGTGGATAATCCTATATTATCTACTCTATTTATATAATATTGCCAAGGGCCTGGGTCATTTACTAAAAACATTCTTTATTTTTTTATTTTGTGATATATAAATAAGTTAGTCCTCCTATAATAGCGCTCAAACTTATCTTAGTAAATATTAATTTTACTTTAAGTTTTTTATTTTGTTTACGTAATTCATCAACCCACTTGCCTTGAGTTTCAAATTTAAGTTGCTCATTTTTAATGCGCTCTTCATATAAAATTCCTTTTTGGATATGTTGAGAAATTATACTATCTTTTAAAGCTACCTTTTGCTCAGTCAAAAATAATTGCTCTTTTGTTAACTCATGTATCTCTTTTAAACTATCACAAGATACTAATTCTTTAGCCACTGTTTTAGCTACTGAATAAGGTAATTTAATTGTGTCACTATAATAAACATTGCCTAAACTATCATAAGTTGCAATTGTTTGTGATTTTGATACTATTGGTAGGATTGATATTATTATGATTAATAAGTATTTCATTAGTAGTTATATCTTGATTTAAAAAATGAGTCAATTTGAGCTGCATTATAATGAGTGACCTTATCATTTATTTCATGATAATACTCTTTTATTACTACAGTTTTTTCTTTTATATTATCTATTTGATGATCCACTTGTTTAACTTCTGTTTCATAAACAGATATTGTGCTATCAATTTGTTTTTGGTGTTCTATTAATTGTTTATTAACATTTGTTAGTGAATCAATTGTAGCTTTAAGATCTGCAGGCATTTGGGATTTTCTAGTTGTAATCCAGATAATACCATATAATAAAAATAAACCTAGTATAACATATAATATAGGCTTATAATTTTTTTTAATCTTCACTATCATCGACTTTTGGATTTTCGACTGCATCTATTTTCTTTTTTAATTGTTTAATTTTATTTGGAATATCACCTATTGCTTTTTTGTAACCTTCTACGTCAGTTAGTTCTTTTCCTTTAGGTGTATCTTTTGTAAATTTCATTATTACATCTTTCACTTTAGCTTGTAATTGAGCTAATTCTTTTTTGTTTTTTTGAAGATCACGCATCTCTTTATCAGTCTGCTTCATATCAGCTTTTGTAGGTTCTGGTGTTTCATCAGGATCTACATCTTCTGATAGTCTTCTTTTACCAGTTAAAGTTAAACTGTTTTCTATTAAATATTTTTGTAAATTAAATGACATACAATATTATTTTATCTATTTATAAAAACTTTTGATAAACTTTCTCCATTAATTATAGAATCTCCTTCTGCCACAAAAGCAAAATCTGATCCACTATTACACTTAAATGCTACTTGTGTATAATTAAGATCCTTTAATGTTGTAGCGCCAGTTTCAGAAGGATTTATTGACGATAATGTATACATAGTCATTGCATAATAATACGGTTTAATACCTGAAGCAGATGATTTTCCTTGAGATGGCTCTATCCTAAGACCTATTATTGGAACTTGAGATTTTGTTTCTGTTGATTTTATCATTGACCCTAAATCTTTTTTTGTTTTTTCTATGTACTCTTCTTTTTTACCATAATTTTTTAAACTAGTACCTGTATATTTAACTAATGGTAAATTTCCAGATTTTCCATAAGTTGCTTCTGCAGAAATAGTTACTGATAATTGTAATAAAGAATCCCTCATTTTTTGAGCATCTTTTATTTTCACATTTTTTAGTACATCTTTAAACATTCTGTCTAAAAGAGTTAGTGATAATGCATTTGAATAATTAAATAATAAGTTTTTAATTTCATCTCTTGTAAAAGATATTGGAGATCCTTTTGAATCTACAATTACACTACATCTGCCTTTTTTTGGCGGAGTATTTGAAGACTCTTTACCTTTTAAAATTTTATCTTCTACTATTTTTAATTGTTTTTTTGCTTCACTACTAAAAATGTTTCTTCCATTATCAAATCTAGTTTTTAAATATGAACCCTTACTATATTTTTCCATAAAAGAGAAAAAATCATCTAATGCAGTCCCACTAATTGCTGAGTCCAAATATGGTTTTATTGATTTTACAACATCACGATGACAAGTAGTACATATAATATTTGAAGAGTCTGCTTCTTGTAAGTCTCCTTGATTAAATTCATTTTCTAATTTAGAAAACTCTTCATTAGCTTTTTCCCAATCTTTTACATTTTGGTTATTTTTAGAAAATATTGTTTTAATGCTATTAACTAAATCATCAAAAAAAGATTTTGCTTTATTATATAATGATATTACAGTTTTTCCTACTGAGGAATTTTTTAATTTTTCTATAAAATCATTAATTAAACTTTCTGTGATTTCGGATTTTTCGTGAATATAGCTTTCAGTTGCTACACCATATGCTCCACCAAAATACTTTGTTAATTTTCCGATTCTTCCTGTGTTGGCTTTTAAACTAACGCAAGCCATAGATATTCCATTTCCCAAATCTACAACTGATGTTGTTCCTTTTTTTATTTTTGGATTATTTACTGATTTTTTAATAGCATCCACTATTTTTGAATCAGATAATGGATCATTGGGAACAGGTCCCCAAAATACTACTACGTCTGCTGTAAATACTTTATTTGCTGATTTATTTTTATCAGCTGCTTCAATAATTTTATAAAAATCTTTTATTTTTCCATGTATAAATGAACTAATAGTTTTATTATTATTTAATGATCTTAAATTATTTTTTGAATTAGCTATAGGAGATGAATCCTCTTTCCCCATTAAATAACTATTATTTATAAAATCAACGCTTTTTTTATCTTTATTAACTATTTTTTGTAATTCTTTTATTCTTTCTACTGCTACTGGATTCCAATCATAAGATGGATTTCCTAATACTGTTGATATTAAATTTTGTGCAGTTACTTTTTTATCTATTAGTGCTTCAACTATTGGTGGAGTTTCTAAAAATGGAGTTATGTTAGTAGCGTCTATAGTTTCATACCAATTATGAAAAGCTGTTGAATCAGATTTTTTTATAACTTCAGCTAATATATTTAAATCTATTAATTTTGATTCTGCTAATTTTTCTTCTTCACCTCCTGATGTTTCTTCTCCTCCCGTTTCTGAACTTTCAGCTGGTGGTGTTTCAGGAGTCTCTCCACCTTCTGTACCAGATTGCTCTGCACCTTCAGCTCCTTTAGTTTTAAGAGGGCTTCCCCATCTTAATAACTTTTTAATAGCTAGCATGCATCTCTGCTTCTCACCAGTAGTTAATAAAAAATATCTTTTGCCTGCAACTGTGGCTTCGTAAGCCTCTCCCATGAATGTTAAAAAGAAATATTGACCATTATGCAAAACTATTTTAAATTCTGTAGGTTTATCTGCTATAATATAAATTCCAGTTAAATATTCTTCAAAATTTTCAGACATTAATTCAATTAAAATCTCTTTTAAACTTACATATTTGTTTAAAATAAAATGCATTGGATCATCCTCAAATGTTTTTGGGGCTGGTTCCATTCGATCGGCCTCTTCCTCTGTCAATAAAAATTTTAATATTTCTAAATTATTCATAATTTTATATTCTAATATTAACGATCAAAATCCTCCTCGCTATCACTATAATCATCATAATCTTCTTGATCATAATCATAACTATCTTCATCATCTGGCGCTTCTAAATCCATTTCAGCTGTTTTTTCTGCCATATATTCTTTAACAGAATGCATATAATCGGATGCTAAAGTTATATATGAACTAATCCAAGCAGGTAATTCAGTTCCTACTTCAATCATTTCGTAAATATCTTGAGAATTTTCAATCATATCTCTTAATTCCGCTTTTGCCATTGAAGCCTCATGATCGCTAGATGGTTTTCCTAATACATCAATGCCTTCTTGCATATATCCGCACTCTGTACACAATTTATTTTCCATTTTAGCACCACATTGACATGTTTCTTCTGCTTCTTTTATGCGAATACACTTATCTTTTCCATTTTCTGTGCCAGCATATCTATATCCTTTCCAACAACCTTTACCATCACCACCTTTTATTTTTTCAGTTTCATTTTGTGATAATTTAGGTTTTGTTACACTATACTTTTTCATTCCAATATTATACTGATCCTCAGGGATTGACTCATCTATATTTTTTTCTATATTTTGACCAACTTTTTTCTCCCAAGAAGAGATTTTATTGTCTTTATCTCTATCAGCCAGCTTTGGATTTTTTAATCCTGATTTATCATAAGAAACTTCGTTGAGTAAATGTTTTAATTTTATCATTTTTTTATTTTAAAAATTCTGGATATTTTTCTAATACTCTATCTTGCATTGCTTTTTTAGCAGCTTTTAGAGCTTTAATACTTTGATTTATAACTGGATCAGATAAATGTTCATCATCTTCTGCATCTTGTATATTATGGATAATATCATCAAGTTTTTTAAATATAACATTAAAATCTGGTTTGTATTTAACATCCCAAGTTATTTTACCAGTCTCTGGATTAACATCTGTTTGGGTTGTTGTAGCCGCAGTATAATCTCCTATCTCTAAAAGATCAATTAATTTATACATTTTTTTCATATTTACCATTTTCTACAAGACCAATAACGTGCTTTCCATCTTGGTCCTGGATTTGTATCACAATGATGTCTTGCTCTGAAGCTTTTTCTCCTTTTAGGATTGCTTTTTTTAATTTTAACACCTTTTTGGCCGAAATTAACTTTAACCACATTCCCTTTATTGTTTTTAACATACACTTTGAATTTTTTTACATCACCAGCCATAGGTTTTCCTAACTGCACTGTTCTACCTTTATATTCTGCCTCTTCTAATTTATTATAGTGCTCTAAAATATACTCTTTTAAGCACATCGGACAGAATTCACCCTCATTTAATTCATGTTTATGCATATATTAATGTAAAAACTTAAGTTTATATTTAGTAGATTCTATTAAAGCAACTACATTGTCTATTTCATTTTGAATATAGCTATCTTGAGGTAGTGTTTTTCTTACACTTTCTACATATTGACATAGTGCTTCAAAATATATTAATGGCTGATTATCTTCTTTAAACTGTGCTGGGCTTGTATATCCATAGATAATTCCATATCTACCTTGAAAACTTTCTACAAGTCCATCAGCTAATTCTACAATTTCATCATAGTACTCATTTAGAGCTTTATGAGCAGCATATGATCCTTCTCCAGTTGTCTGTAAATGGAATATATGAGCTTGAGTACGACTAGAAAATAATGTTGATATAAATTTTGCGTATTGTTCCATTATTTTTTATCTTTTTTGTCTTTATCAGATTCTTTTTCTATTTCTTTTTTTGATTTTTCTATTTTTTCTAACTTAGTCATTAAATCATCTATCTTAGATGTTATTAATGCTATTTGTTCTCTATGTTTAGAAGCATTTTTTGGATCTTCTTTAGCCATATCCATATACTCTTTTCTCTTTTTCTCTAGAGTATCTAGTACAGTTTTAACTTTTTTACTAGTTTCTTCTTTTTTCTCTTCTAAAGCGGCTTGTTTTTTAGAATACTCTTGAAATAGATTATCAGCTACTGACTGAGCCATTGGTTGGTCAGCATAAACTGAGTGAATTTGATCAGGTTGTATTTGTTGAAGACCTACTAATGGATCAACTGGTTTAACAAGATCAGTTACTTGGCATCCTGAATAAGGATTTTGTACTGCATATACATTTGATAAAGACATGTCAGCAGCTTCTTTTATAGTTTTTTTAGTTTTCATCTTGTTTTCTGCATGTATTTGTAATGCCGCTATATAATCATCTAGACTTCCTTTTGTACATCCTACTTTTTCTCCTCTTACTGTTATCTTCTTACCGTCTTTTACTTTTTTAATTTTCTTATATACGCACTTATTTTTATAGTCTATAGAATACGGCATAATTTGTTTTTAATAAATATTTTAAATTTGAATCTTTTTTAAATTTTCTATATTTGATTTTAATTCGTTATATATTTTAGTCTTATCTACTTTACTCCAGCTCTCGATATCTCCATTTTCAGTTATAAAAGAATCATTTTGATTCATCCAAGACTCAACTGCATTTTCAAAATCTTCTAAAGAAGCATTTTTACTTGCATTTCTTTGTTTAGAAACGTACTCATCCCACTTTCCATCTATTCTAATTTTTGTTTCCATGTCAATAACACAATCAAAACACATGTTATGTAGAGTATACATTTTTTTATTCAAATCATGTATTTTCATAGGTTTATTACAACAAGGACATGTTAAAGGCAATACAGCTAATCTTTTTATACCATCTAATTTAGTAATTGTCTGCTTAATACCATTCTTTATAGTCCACTGTTTTCCATTTTCTTCCCAAATGTCTCCTTCTGAATAATCTGTGTTTTTCTTTTCCCAACCTGATTGAATTTGAGTTCTATCACCAGCATTACCTGTAATAATATTCCTCATTCTTTGTACTGTACTTTTCGAAAACTCTTTTTTTAAATTTGATTGGCTCATAACAATTATTTTAATTTATTTATATTATTTGTACTACTTTTAAGGCTTCAGGATTAATAAATTTAGGGAAAAATAATTTATATATTCTCCTACGTTTTTCATTCGTGCCATCAATAATAATCTTATCTACTTCTTCTTCATATTGATAGTAAAAATCATTAATTATTTCAGCTATTGTTTCTAAAATATTTCTAGCATCTCCTTCTCCTGTCATTTGAAATGTATCTATTTTATTCAATTCTCCAGTATCTACTCCAAATGATAGTTCAAATTCTTTTTCTTTTTGTTTAGAATCAAAAATGACTTTGTATTTATTTTGTTTTGTATTAAAAGTATATTCAACTACTAATAAACTATTATCCTCATCATCATATAGAACATCATGTTCTGAAAATGGATAAGCTGATTCTTTTAGTATGTTTAATAACTTAATCATAATCTAAATTTTTGTAAAATATTTATAGTATTTTCAGCACTTTTATGTACAATTCCAATTGCACCAATCGCTTTCCAAGGCATTATATTTCTGTAATAATCATCTATTAATATAGATTTTTTAATTTCAGACTCTGGTAAATTACTTATAGCATCTTCTTTATGTCCTGTTTGTTTAAAAATAATATTGCTAGGACCTGGTCTTAAGTTTTCTTTTATCCAGATTAATTTACCTTTTTCAGCGTATTTAAAACTACTAGGACTTGATAAAATAATAGGATTGTATTGAGATATATAAGACCATAGATCTAAAGCTCCAGGGAAAAGTGGCATTTTTGACCAAAAAGTCACTCCAATATCATCAACAGCTTTTTTAAATATTACTGGACCTTTCTCATTTGTATATTCTCTAGGAGTCATACCATAATAATGTTCAAATTGACCATCAAAATCAGTTAAAACTCCATCCATATCAGAATAAATGGTATATGTATTTGATATTACTTCATTTAGTATTTTATGAAGTTTTGATTCATATATCAATTCATTTTTTTTACCATAATTTCTCATAATTACTCCAGATATTGAATTTGCTTGATTCTCAATATCAGATCCAGCTTTTCCTGAATCTGGATGTAATAGGCCTAACTCATTTTGTCTATGGTGAACTAATTCGTGTGATAATGTTCTTAATGTATCAGCAAGATTTCTATTTCCTATATAGACTTTTAAACTTTTAGAGTCATTTTTATATTGACCAAAACTGTGTATACTTAATACCCAGTCTTTATCTTTTGTAAATTCAATTTTAGGTAGATTTTCAATCTGTAAACTGTATTCACAAAATTTTATAAAATCTTTTACAATACCTATTTTTTGTTCTATTGTCATTTTTATTTTATAATCTTTGTTAACAATCCGAAAACATCTTTTGTTATTCCTTTATTATATGCTGCAACAGGAACAAACTTGGAAAATTCATCAAAGTTTCCATCTTTTATTGCCTGCCTCATTTGTGTTGCTGAAATTCTACCAAATTGATCTGGTATTTCAATTGGTTTAATAACCCCAGGAAATTTCTCTTTTAATTTATCAAAATATCCTAATTCATCAGACTCTTCTTTTGCTGCACCCACATATATACTTTTTAAGTCTGGATTTTGAGATGCGTATCTAAAAATATCTTTTATAGGAGTTGATTCAGTTGATTTTTGTATAACAATTTTTGAATTTGGTTCTGCTTCTAAATAATCATTCCAAATAAGCACACTATCATCAGGAGTTATACCAAATTTTGTTACATTACTTATAATAACATAAACTTTATTTACATAGGTTTGACTAGCTAAATATTTTGCTGCCTCAAAATGTCCTTTATGTGGAGGTTTAAATTTACCAGGATAAAAACATGGGCCTGTATTAGCATCTACTTCATATAGTATTTGCTGCATTATAATTTTACCTATTTGACTATAATCACGCATTTACCAATCTATTTATTTTTGTTTTTATTTCAGTCGGATCATCAAAATGTAAATCATTTATTTTGCTAATTTGTATAGCTATTTGATTATTTAAATCTTTAAATTTTTGAAGTCCTTTTGCCATCTCTTCAGGAGATTTTTCTTTACCTTTTACCTTGAATGGATCAAAAAATTGTTTTCTTACTTCAGGATCTGTTGGATCAAATTTAGGAAATACCACATCTTTTTCATCATATGCTTTATATAATATAAAACTATCTCCAAATTCTTTTTTATACAAATCTATATTACTAAACATATTAGACCAACTTCTCAATATAATAGACGGCATAAGAGTTCTACCACCCTCATCACCTCTTTTGATATTTCTACTAAGAGATATATCTGGTGGTACAAATATTAGCACCATTGCAGTTTTATATCCTAACTCTTCTAGTTCTTTTTTCTTTTTTAATATTTCTCTAGAAGATCCACCAGTTCCGTCTATAATAATATGAGACATATCTACTTTTGATTTCTCATATTTTGATCTATGTATCTTTTGAGCCTGGGCCATTGCACTTCCTGCCGCAGATAAATCCTCAGGACCTTGAAATTTTCTAAAATCTAATGGTAAACCGGCTTTTTGAAGTAGTGGTTCATATTCATCATCTACATTTAATACAGTAAAATCTGCTACAGGATCTAAAAACTCGGTTCTAAATGTTGATTTCCCAGCTCCTGCCGATCCCGCTAAGAATATGGCTATTGGACTTGATGTTACTTCCAATAAAAGTTTAGACAGTTTAATCATATCTTATAAATATTAGTATTATTAAACTAATTTTATAGTATTTGGGAGGGTTGTTAACTCAATTTCCTCTTCAGGATGCATTATTTTATATGTGTTATATGTGTGTAAAAACATATTGAAATACTCCTCTTGAGTCTTATCACCCTCTTTTAGTTCCCAGCCAGAGCCCTGAATCCTTTTACCATACTTGTCTGGACCGCGTTTACTGGACTTTAACCACAAAACTGCTGATTTGTCTATCTTTTCACCAAAACGTTCTGTATACGCATTAGAATAGGCCGCCATTTGTAAAAAATAACTAGTATGGACAGCAGTAGATGTTTTTATATCTATTAACCATTTTTGACCATTTAATTCAATAAGTAGATCTAGAGTTCCAGAGTATTTATACTCATCAGAAAACATAAATTCCTCAGATAAAATTAAAGTGGGTTTATAAGTAGACCAAAATTCATAAAAACCTAGAATCATTTTCCAAACATGCGTATTATAATTGACTCTACCATCTGACTCAATCCACCTAATCTCTTCCCCTTTTAATATTTTCTCTACTGCTTCATGAACTTGTGTGCCTTCATCACCGGCTCTTCTCATAATATAATCTGCATTATGCCCTGTGTCTTTTAACCAAGTTTCAAAGAAAGCTCCTTTGGGAAAATAAGATAAGATAGTTGTTACTGAAGGATAAAATACTCCTGGAGATCTCTGATAATATCTAGAATCGTGTAAAGTGATCTGTCTTAATTCTGGGTCTGTTTCTACTACTCTTTTAAGAGATTTATTATTGTAGATATTGTTTGTTTTTTCTATCATACTAGTTGCATTTTTTTGATCAAAAGATCGGTGAAAGTTAATTGTGTTGCTTTATGTAATAATTTTGTTATATTCTCAAATCCCAAATCAGAAGGATCTTTTCCTTCTAACTCCACTAAATAGACTTCTTTACCCATATTAATCAAATTCTCTGCATAAGTCATAGATTCTTTAATAGCATCTTTATCTAGAGCTAAATAAACAGTTTTTACTTCAGATTCTACTAATTTCATCATTAGAGCTTTTGGAATTGTCTTACCAAATAGAGGAATTGCGTTTCTTTTTATGGCTATGGCATCAAATGATCCTTCACAAAGAACAACTGGAATCTTCCAATTAATAAAATATTCAAATCCTATAATATCTGTTTTAGAAACACTAGGTGCATCGTATTTTAAGCTAGCCTCTTTCTCAAAAGATCTTGCAATAAAATAATTTATACTTCCATTTTTATCATATGATGGAATTATTATTCTATTTTTAAATCTGCCTGATGCACAATATCCTATATTATATTTTTTTATATCACAATCAGTTATATTTCTTTTTTTAAGATATGCCATAGCATGTCTGAATTCTAACTGATTCTTTTTTGGTGTGATATTTAATGATATAAACTCTTCTGGTAGTGTTACTGTTGTTGGTTTATGATTTTCAATAGATGTTTTATCAGATTTGAAATATTTTTTCATTTCTAATATCTTATCTGTGCTAACTCCTAGTTTTTTTAATAATGTTACTGGGGTTTTACCCTTTGTAGGTGGGTGACACGTCCAACAATTATATTGACCAGATACCACATTAATAATAAGCTTAGGATTCTTATGTTTACAAATAGGGCAATGGAATGAGTAATCTTTGCCATTCTTATCTGCTTTACCAGTTCCTAATACAGATTCTAATAATCCAAGTATATATTTGCTATTATCCATAATATAAACATACTAATATATTTTGACTTATAAAAATTTATTTTTAATGTGTAATTTAAAATACTTTAAAAAAGATTTTTTTATTATGAAACTTTTTTGTATATTAGTAGTATAATGTAAAGCTTTAAGCTCTATACCGTAGCTTGGTGTGATTCCATGAGCGCGTCTTAGATTAAAGAATAACTTTACTACCAGGAGCTAAGATCAAGGCAACAATGCTTCAGGTATATAAACATAATAATTTAAAAAAAACTGTTGAATATTGGTTCAATCCAACGGTAAGAAAATTCCGACAGGGCTACAGTAATAATTAGATTAGGAAAAATAAAATCAAACACTTAAAAGATTAACAGATACCCTGTTAAAAATTTTTATTATATTTGTAATATGGAAGAAAATAAAATTGTTGCAACAGAAGAAGAATTGAATGCAATATATGATTATTTAGGATTAATGATTGAAAAAATGAGTGAAGAAGAAAAAGATTTTTGGTATAATATATTAAGTAAAGTCGATCCGGATTTTGAAAAAGAAAATTAAAACTTATGAATAAAAAAATTGAAATTTTAACAATTAAAGGATGTAATTCATGTTTAGAATTAAAAGACTTTTTAAATTCTAATAATAAAAAATATATAGAATACGAAAGTTCAATAGATAATACTAATAATGATCACATATTTGATAAATTTGAATCTATATCAAAAAATAAAATTAGTCCAAAAATTATTATTGATAATAAAATAATAATATCTCCAACAAATAATATTAGTTTCCTTGAAGGAAATCCTAAAATTGTTGATGACTATGAAATTTATTATGCTACAAATATGAGTGCAATAATAGAAATTATTAAAAAAATAATATTTTAAAAATAAATTATGAAAAAATTAACAATTGATGAGATTGCTGGTAATGTGAGTAAATTCTACGAGTATATTGAAAAATATATTACTGGCACGCGTAAAGATGATCTATTAAAATTCTACAAATCAATAGAGGAGACGCTTGCAACTTCACCGGCCTCAACAAAAGAAGCGCACCATAATTGTTTCCCAGGTGGTTATTTAGATCATGTTCTTAGAGTTACTGAAATGGCTTTAGTTATTGATAGGGTTTGGGATAAATTTAATCAGAAAAAGAATTATACTTTAGAAGAGCTTGTATTTTCTTGTCTCAATCATGATCTAGGTAAATTAGGTACAAATGATGAACCATTTTATATTCCTAATGATTCAGAATGGCATATTAAAAATCAAGGAGCTCATTATAAGTATAATACTAAAATGTCTCATATGAGAATTTCTGATAGAAGTCTTTTTGATTTACAAAAAGCAGGTATTTCTATCTCAGAAAATGAATTTTTAACAATTAAATTGCATGATGGATTGTATGAAGAATCAAACAAATCGTACTATGTAACATATTCACCTGACACAGAATTAAAAACAAATCTACCATATATAGTACATCAAGCAGATTTAGCAGCTTCAAAAATTGAAAACCAAAATAAATAATATATGTTAACAACAATCATGGTTATATTATGGCCAGCAACAATAATAGGGTGGGTAATATACAATTTATATAGTAAAAATATAAAATTAGAAAAAAGTATAATTAGGCAATCAAATTTTATAAGTTTGCTACTTTCCACAATGAAAGATATGGATAAAACTGTTGAAAAAATAGATTCTACCATTTGGGTTCAATCAGATCCAGAATTACTTGCATTATTTGATTCTGTAAAACAAATCCAATCACAAATTCAAGACTTTATAGATGGAGAATAATATAATAGAAATTGAAACTACTCAAGAAGTTGCGCTAACTAAAAAAGGATCTCCTAGAAAAAGAAAGCCAAAAACAAAAAATGTTTATTTCACAGAGGAAACTGAAGATGCTATTTTACAATATAGAAATGCTACAACATTTTCTGAAAGAAATCGATTATATAATGAGAAAATTCATAATGCGTTTTATAAATTAGCTGAGAATATTATTCACACATTTAAATTCTACTATACTGATGTTGATAATATAGAAGATTTAAAGTATGAAGTGATTTCTTTTCTTTTACAGAAAATAGATTTATACGATCAATCAAAAGGTAAGGCTTATTCTTATTTTGGAACTATAGTTAAAAGGTATTTAATTCTTTACAACCAAAAAAATTATAAAAGAGTTTTATCAAAAACAGACTTTAGCGAGATTCATAATGATGAAAAAACTATTGATAAACTTATAGAACAACCAGAACCAGAAGAGTATGATAGATATGATATTGTGGATGCATTTATAAAAGAAATTGACAATAACTTATTAGAATTATTTGATAAACCTGAAGACATTAAAACAGCTGATGCTATATTAGAAATCTTCAGAAAAAGAGACAATATTGATATATTTAATAAGAAAGCAATTTTTATCTATGTTAAAGAAATTGCAGATGTACAATCAGCTACAATAACCAAAGTTATTAAAAAGCTCAAGACTATCTATAAGAAGATGCTATCTCACCATATAGAAAATATGGATAATTGATATTTATTTAAAAACAATGGATTTAGATAAGGAAATATTCAAAGGAAAAAAAATATCAGATCTTGTTAAAGAGGTTTATGATAAACAAAAAAACCAAGATAGTAGGATAACTGGAGAGATTGAAAGACTATCTGAATTAATATCATCTCCTGGCGATGCAATTATTATTGTCCCTTTACTAAAAGGATTTTTTGATTCTAGCCTAAAAAATGATGAGGTTTTAATGAAAATACTCCAATTGTTCCAAAAAGCTGCTGAGAAAAGTCAAGGTGGTGATGCTGATTCTAGTATTTTATCTGAAAAGGATTTAGCACAATTATTTAGTGATGTTAATACAGTTATTACTAAAGATCAAGAAAAACTTATTGGATAATAATGGCAGGCTTTTTTGACAAATATGAAGGCTCTTATGGAAAATCTACAGGACACTATTATATTATTGGTAGAGTTAAAAGAATTGTATTAGGTGCAAATCTAAAAAGTGGTCAACCCAATCCTGACTATAACCATGAAAAAGATTTAGGTGCTGTATATTTTGAAACTCTTTACAGTAATAAATCTGGAGTAAAAGGTACATCTTCAACATCAAGACCGGCATACCCTATTCATTCATTTGTAAGACAATACCCCACAATTGGAGAGATCGTTTTAATATTCCCAGGACCATCATCAGATTTAAATGATGGAACTGATAGACAAGATTTATGGTATATGCCTCCTTTTGGTATTTGGAACTCACCTAATTCTAATGTTTTTCCAAATATGGAAGAATATGCTAAATATATTAAAAGTAATCAAGAATCCACTTCTATACCTCAAGGATATACATTCCAAGAGAATGATAATATAAAAACACTAAGACCATTTGAAGGAGACACTATTATACAAGGAAGATTTGGTCAATCAATTAGATTTGGTTCAACAGTTTCAGATTTAAAAGATGTTAATAATTGGTCAAATAATAGTGTTAATGGTAAGCCAATTACAATGATTGTTAATTCTCAAAAAATTCCAAATAAAGTTGAATCTGAATCTCCAACAACTATTGAAAATATTAATAGAGACGGATCTTCAATCTATTTAACTTCTGGACAAGAAATTACTATGGTTGATTTAAATAATTTTCCTAATAGATCTTATGGAAATACAAACTCTATCAATCCTCAAGTAGATCAGGTTATTATAATAGAACAATTACCAATAATAAATGATTTTGTACCACCAGCAAATCAAGATAATAATTCATTTGCTTAAATAATTTATATCTAATGTTAGTACCAGATTTTCCATATAAAGACAATCAGATTATATTATCATCTAATAGAGTTTTATTAAATTCAAAATCAGATGGTATTTTTTTATTTGGTAAAAGAATGGTGGCTTTATCATCTACTGAAACTATTAACTTAGATGCTAAAGAAAAGATATTAATAGATTGCGATAAAATAGAATTAGGGCATCAAGCAGAAATTTTAGGAGAGCCTGTTATTTTAGGAAATAAAATGATAGATCAATTAAAATTATTAGTTAAAGAACTAAAATTCTTAGGTAATATGTTACAAACTGTTTCTAGTACTGGCGATGCTAAATCATGGATTAATATACAATCAGGTGGATTAAGATTATATAATGCTTGTAATGTTCTTAGTAATATATTAAAAGATATGAATCATCCACAAAATCCTTTATCAAAAAATACATATACAAGATAGATGGCATTAAGTTATTATATAAGCAATAATGGTCTATTTAAGACAATACACGTATTAAAAGATGGTACTCGTGTATATTATAATACAGGTAGTGATGAAAAATCATTATTAGAAAATGCTAGATACGAACTTAGACCATCTGAGGGTTCAGCTGTAGACACAATGTCTGAACAACCAGCTCCTCCTATGCCAAGTCCTGCTCAATCAGTAGCTGAAAAAGCATCGCAATCTAATATTGGTGCTAGCTTTTCTTCTGTTCCTAAAATAGAAGTAGATCCTGAAACACCAGTAAATTTACAATCTAATACTTCATCAGGATTTAATAAAATTACAACAACTATTAATGATAGTATTAGTAAAACACAAGATGCAATAAATAAAATATATTATGGAAAACAACCAGATGCTAATTCAAAACACCAAAATCCATTAGACTATGGATTAGTAAATGTTGCAGATTTATTAGCATCAGTAGATTTATGCGCAATTGCTAATTACGCTTTAAACCAAATCCCTGGAGCTAAAAAATTTGATCCTAAAGATAAATCAGAAACTAATACTCCATTAGGAAAAATAAAATATAATATACAATATTCTGCATATAAAATTCAAACTTATATAGATGCATATTATACAAGTAATGGAGGACCAGATACACCCCTAAGTAAAACTGCATTACAACCACTAATTACGCAGCTTACTAATGCTTTAGGACAAATAGTAGGTCCATCATCAGATAATTTATTAAAGAATCCTGAATTTAAAAAAGCATTTCCAGCATCTTCTGTAATGGACAATCTTTTTGAAAACTGTTTGGGAATGTTTAATAATTATACAGATTTAAGAAATATTCCTGATGCAGAATTACAAAGAGTTATTTCTTTTATAGATAAGACTAGAGACACTTGTATAGCTATACAATCATTAACTAATCCTGCAGATTTGATTGCATTAGCAGATTCTTTTCTTGGAGGTGCAATTGCACAACAAATAGCTAAATTAAATAAATTAATAGATCCTAAAAAGATAGCGCCTGTAGTAAAACAAATGGTAGATGCTTGTCAAAAAGTACAATCTATCATAGATATTTTATTAAATTTTGTAAATTTAGCCGCAACTATAATAGAATTATTAATAACCTTAATTAATATATTCCAAATAGTTCTTAAATTTATTTATGCTTTACCGATACCAAATATGGTGACTACTATAGGAATATCAACACTTTTTGCTGATTTATATGCCGGTATTAAAGATGTATTAGACGCATTTAAAAAAAGATTAGAAGAGTTTAGTGCTATACTTGGAAATATAGTTAATTTATTACAAGATATTTCTTTTAAATTACAAAGTCTAATACAAAAATTTGGATTAGTAATTCTAAATTTAGAAAATTGTGAAAATTTAGATCCTAATTTAGCAGAGAAAACAAAAAAAGCAACAAAAAAATTAGAGGATACTAATAAAAAAATTGAGCAATTCCTATCTAATTACAATGAAAAAAAGAAAAAATCAGATACAACTTTAGGAGATTATACAATAAGTATTTTATCAGAGGAATTAACCGATGAAGGTATAATAAGAAAAAGAAGATATGGTGTTGCATTAGATAGTAGTCAAGTAGAAGTAGTTAAAACAACTCCTACATTTGCTTCAGATGATAATATCATAATAAATGAAGTAAAATCATTACTATCTAGAAAAATTGGTATAGATAAAGACTCACAATTAATACAATCAGCTGCTAATTTCTTATCTTCAGCTCCATCAATTGGTGCATCTCAAAAAACCACATTTGATAATGGATTTTCAGTAAATGGATTAAATTTATCTGGATTTCTCAATAATCAGAGGGGATCTACTGCATTAAAAAATAAAACAAAAACTGCTTTAAAGAGTAATAAAAACAAACTATCAAAATCTTTAAGCGGATTAAAAAAATAAACAAAAACAATATTTATAAAAAATGGCAAAAATAGACTTACTTAGGAAAATTATTAGAGAAGAGCTTATAATAGCTTTAAGGCAAGAACTACCTAAAGTTATATCAGAAATACAACAAAGACCTGCTGGTAAAGAAAATATAATAAAGGAAATGAAAAAAACGCAAGTTCCTTTAACATTAAATACAGCAGAAACATATAAGAAAAAACCTGAAATGATTTTTTCAAAATCATCACCTCTAAATGATTTGTTAAATGAAACAGCACAATCAATGGGAAGTGATGATATAGAAACATTAAGTTTTTCAACAGATAATATTAATCCAACATCATTTTTTCAACCCACTGAGGCATCAGTTGGTGATATAAATGGAATGTTATCAAGTGCAAGACCTAGTTCTGATATTTCAATGGTACAAATAAATGAAGTTCCAGATTACTCAGGTCTTATGAAAAATTTAATGGCAAAAGGTGCAATATAAAATGGCATACGGATTAAAACAAATATCACCTCTTGATTTAAAACCTTCAACTGCAATTGGAGTACAAATCCCATTTTCATCCCCATCTGTATTTACTTCAGTATATACTACTAAAGAGCAAACTAAATTTAATATAATAAACTATTTATTAACAGATAAAAGAGAAAGACCTTTTAATCCCTCTTTTGGGGCTGGATTAAGATCAAGATTATTTGAACAAATAACTCAAGAGTCTATTTCTAATCTAGAGGATACTCTTTCAAAACAAATAGAATCAAATTTTCCTAATATAGAAGTTACTGAATTAAAAGTGGTTGGTCAACCAAACTATAATTCTATAACAATAAAATTTAGTTACAAAATAATAAACACATCACAAACTGATACAGCTACTATAGTAGTTCAAAATGGATAAAAATGGCAGAAGAAAAAGACATAAAATATTTAAATAAAGATTTTTCTACCTTCAAGTCTGACTTGATAGAATACGCTAAATCTTATTATCCGACAGTATATAATGATTTTAGCCAAGCATCACCAGGATCAATGTTTATTGAAATGGCGGCTTATGTAGGTGATGTTCTATCATTTTATTTAGATAATCAATTACAGGAGACCTTCTTACAATATGCTAAACAACCTAATAATTTATATACAATGGCATATATGTTAGGTTATAGACCAAAAGTAACGTCTGCAGCAATTGTTGATTTAGATGTTTATCAAACTGTGCCAGCTACAATAGACCCAATTTCATTTGAGTATATACCAGATTTTCAATATGCATTAATAGTGGAACCTGGAATGCAAATAAAATCTAATGTTAATAATTCTAGTTTTTTTTATATACCAAATAAAATTGACTTTACTACATCATCATCATACGATCCTACTACAATAAACATATTGACTACAGCAGGAGGTAATCCAAATAGCTATTTATTTACAAAAAAAGCAAGAGCTATTTCAGGAGAAGTAAAAACAGCAACTTTCTCATTTGGTGCTGCACAAAGATTCCCTAGTATAACAATACAAGATTCTAATATAATTAATATTTTAGATGTAACTGATAGTGATGGAAATAAATGGTATGAAGTCCCCTATTTAGCTCAAGACACTATAATAGATGCTATACAAAATACAGATCCAAATACAAATAATCAAGTACCATATCTATTAGATAGAATAAAAGTTCCTAGACGTTTTACAAGTAGGTTTTTATCTAATGAATCTTTAGTTTTGGAATTTGGACCTGGTATAAATACTGTTGCAAATCAATTTATACCAGATGAATCTATATTACCTAATCCTAGTTCAATAAGTATGGGTATGACTGTTGGAGGTGATTCATTTACTGCATCATTTGATCCAACAAATTTTGTAACAACGCAAACATACGGATTAGCTCCTAGAAATACAACATTAACAATTCAGTATTTAGCAGGTGGAGGTGCAAGTGCAAATGCTTTATCAAATGAATTAACAATACCAGTAAGTTTTAAAGCTACTGGTTTATTTGATACATTTAAAACGACTATAGCTACAAACAATCCTGGTCCTGCTAATGGAGGAGGAGATGGTGATACTATTGAGGAATTAAGACTAAATACATTAGCACAATTTCCATCTCAATTAAGGGCAGTTACTCAAGAGGATTATATGGCAAGAGCATTGAGTATGCCATCTAGATTTGGAAAAATATCTAAAATCTTTATAACTAAAGATGATTCAACTTTTATAAATTATATTGGAAAAGATTTAACACAAAGAGATCAAGTATTAGTTAGTTTATATGTTCTTGGATTAGATGTTAATGGAAAACTATCAAAACCAACACAACCTTTACTAGAAAATTTGCAATCTTATTTATCTGATTATAGATTATTAACTGACGCTGTAGATATAAAGTCTGCATATATAGTTAATATTGGTTGTAATTTCCAAATAGTAATTAGACCTAATTATTCAGGACAAGATGTATTAGCTAGATGTATATTAGTATTAAAAGAATATTTTGATATTAAAAATTGGCAGATTAATGAACCAATTATACTATCAAATATATATTCTTTACTAGATCAAGTTGCTGGAGTACAAACTGTAAAAAAAGTAGAAATTGTTAATAATGTTGGCGAATCAAGCGGATATTCTAAATATTCTTATGATATTCCTGGAGCAACTATAAATGGAGTTATATATCCATCATTAGATCCATGTATCTTTGAATTAAAGAATCCAGATATAGATATTCAAGGAAGAATAGTAACTTTTTAATTGAAATAAAAAATGGCAATATATAAAATATTCCCCTCAGCAGACTCCACAATATATTCATCAGCGCCTATAAAAAATACAGGGCTCGATGAAATTTTAGAGGTGTCTGTAAAAAATAATGGAATATCTCAAGATGATATAAGAAGAGCTCTAATTAAATTTAGTGACTCTGATCTTGAAATAATAAATAATCTAAAATCTGAATACTCTTGGCAAGCTAATTTAAAATTATATTTAGCAAATGCTGAAGGATTATCTATTCCATATACTTTGGAATTTAATCAAATAACAGATGATTGGTTAATGGGCACAGGTAAATTTTTAGACAGTCCACAGACTACAAATGGTGTTAGTTGGTATAGTACCGGATCATACATAGGAGGTTCAAATACATGGTCTAATCCATCATATTATATCACTCCTGGAGGTGGTTCCTGGTCAAATGGGGTGGTTCAATCATTTGATTATAAAGATGATAAGGATATTAATGCTGATATAACACAAATAGTCCAGAATTGGTTTAATGGAGATAATAACTATGGTATTATTATAAAACATGAAACTGCTATTGAAAATAATCAAGATAGTTTTATAACACTAAGTTATTTTAGTGTTGATACTCATACAATATTTCCTCCTTGTTTAGAAATAAGATGGGATGATAGTACTTATAATAATGGAGATTTAGCAATTATAGATAATTCTAATACTATAATAACTATAGCTAATAATCCATATAAAATTAAAGCCAATGATGGTAAATATCAATTTAGAGTTTCTGCAAGAGATAAATACCCAGTTAGAACTTTCTCTACAGCTTCAATTTATACTGTAAATAAAGCTCTTCCTGAAACATCATATTGGTCAATTCAGGATGTGAAAACAGAGGATATAATATTTGATTTTGATGAAGATTACACAAAGATTAGTTGTGATGAACAAGGAAGTTTTATAAATATTTTTACAAATGGATTAGAACTAGAAAGATATTATAAAATATTAATAAAAATTGTATTAGATTCTGGGGAATCTTATATTGTCGATAATAATAATATTTTTAAAATAATTAGATAATGCCAAAAGTAGACTTAATCAAAGATGTAAAAGGTATTAGCACATATAAAAATGTAATAGATACTAATTTTCATGAATTTATTAGCGCTCCCCAACCTGTTCAAACTCCAACAGTTACAGTTGAAAGTTTTTTCTCTTATTATGATCAATTATTTTATGATATACCAGTAACAGGTGATAATTCTCACGAACTTTTAGTGAAAAGAAGTCAACAATATATTGGCGGTGCAGTAGAGGATGCAGAAAAAGCAGCTCTAATAGAGGAAATCAATTCACTAAAACAACAGATAATAGATTTAAGTGATACATATTTGACAATATCTAACTTAACATAATAAATAAAAATTAATGGAAGTAGTTAATATACTATATAATGGTTCAGGTATTAATGAGCAAACATATTCTAGTAAAGATTTAGCCTTAATAAATAGTAATTTCATAAATAATTCATTCGGTGATACAAATGATTATATAGAATTTTTTATTACTGATGAAAATTCTAATTTATTAGATTATAGTTACAATTCTAAAAATTATTATGTTGCAGGAGAGATAAGTGCAGTATCAGATAAATCAACAGCTGTAATAGTCGATCCTGAAAAAGATGTCAAATCAAAGGGTATAAATAGAGGTGTTGTTAATATACAATATAACTTCTTAAAGAATATACTTAATTCTAGTTTTAATAGTACTTATTGGATTAAAGAGATTTCAAATAGTAGATTAGAATTAAAACTCTCTTCACAAGCTATTAGTGGAGAATCAATGAGAAAAGGAGTTTCTCAATTTCAAACTTATACAGCTCAAAAAAATTATTTTGGTGATTTTTATTTAAATTTTGGTAACAATAAATTAATTATAGCTGTAAATGCGGCATATGTTAATCAAAATGGTGAAAATTATGTTTTAATTAAATTATATGAACCTCTACCTGTTGAATTTGATTTAAAGTCTACATTATGGATAGTTGATAAAATAGCAGAGTCTACAAGTTTTAAAGTTGATATACAAGTTCAAGCAGAGCAGGTAGTAGTCGATAATAGATTAAGAGGTCCTAATTTTAAAGTAGAAGTAACAGAGAAAATAGGACAAACTACACCATATTATTCTTATTCAACATTATTTTCGTCTACAGTTTCATCATCTTTACAACAGTTGATGTCTTATTATGACGATAAAGCGGTATCAATAAATGTAGATTATACTAATTTCAATAATTTTATTCATTTTTCTAGTGCGACTGAAAGAATAAACAACTTTGTGTATAAGTTAGGATTAATAGAATCATATAATGAACAAATCCTATCTCAATCACTAATACCTGGCAATCAAAGCATAACATCTGCATCAATACAAATTATACAAAATAGTATTGATAACATTATACAAAAATTTGATACCTATGAGTATTATTTATATTATGCTTCTGAATCATTTGCTTGGCCAAAAAGTAATATAACTAAACCATATACTTTATATTCTGTAACATCTTCTGAGGCATATAACTGGTTAGGGTCTGAATCAACCTTACCTTCTGTGTTAGGGGTATCAATGTTATATTCAGCATCTTTTTATGATCAAACAAATAAAGATTTATTAAAATCAATTATTCCTCAATATATTTTAGATGATCCACAAAATGAGCCATATACAGTATTTCTTGATATGATTGGCCAACATTTTGATAATGTTTGGATTTATTATAAAGATGTAACAAATAGATATAATGGTACTAACAATCCAAACACTGGTATTTCACTTGATCTAGTTGCTGATGCGTTAAAAGGATTTGGTGTACAACTATATACAAACACAAATCTATCAGATAATGTTTTTTATAGTTTATTTGGTTTTGATCAAAATGGAAGTAATCTTCCACCAACAGGCTCTGAAGGATCTCCAACATATCCTATTAGTTATGTAACTTCTAGTATACAAACGTTACCATATGATCAAATTCAAAAAGAAATATATAAAAGATTATATCATAACTTACCCTATTTATTAAAAACAAGAGGTACTGAGAGAGGTATAAAAGCCCTTATATCTTGTTATGGTATACCAGATACTATATTAAGAGTGAATGAATTTGGTGGAGAGCTAATTTCTGGATCTTATGATTTAGAGCAGTTAAATAATAATAAAATAAATATTTTTCAGCTAAATGAATTATCTGAATCTGTTTTGTCAAAAGATGCAACTCTACAAATACCAGAATATAGTAATTATAGAAAAAATAGTGTTAGTTTAGAAATAGGATTTTCACCAGCAGATATTATAAATGCTGATATAACTGGATCTGATCCTAATTTTAGAATTGATAATTATATATCAAGCCCTGGATATTTATACTCATCTTCATATGAGGCATTAGACATTTATAAAAATAATTATTTTCAAAATTATGCATATAATCATAATGTTTGGGAATATATAAGACTTATAAAGTTTTATAATAATTCATTATTTAAAATGTTGAAGGATTTTGTTCCTGCAAGAACTGATTTGTCAACAGGAATAATTATAAAACCGCATATATTAGAAAGAAATAAGTATGCAAGGAATGAACCAGATACAGAATTTTTTAATAATTTAAGTGAATCAATAGACACGGCTGATATTTCTGGATCATATGCAAATCAATTTAATATACCAACAACAACATATAATTTAGTTACATCATCAATGGGATATATTCCAGTAACAAACTCCTTTGGGTTTGAAAACTATACTGGGGAATATCAAGGAACAGATTTATTAGGAGTTAATATAGATACAATAGGTAATCAAAATGATTTGTCGAAAACTATAACAAATACCTATCCTATTAATTATGGTCCTTTATTTCAAAATATAACAAGCTCAATTAGATCGCAAAGATATTTAGATCTTGATTATTCTAATAATCTAAATACTCCTGTGAATTTAGGAATAATTACGCAATCAATTAATAAATCAATATCAAATAATTATTCAACATATACTGATCCTAATAGTCCATATGCTGAATTACAAGATTATAATTATTTTACTCAAAGAAGTACGATACCTAGATATTATGGATCGAAAATGGTTGGAAAAAAATATAATGAATATACAAAAGTATCTTACTACGATATAGTATATTCAGTAGGAGAGTTTTTACCTTCATTTGATTGGCAAAGTTGGAATAAATCTTCTCCAAGATCTACAGATACATTTAGTACTATACAGATATATGCTCCACCATTAGATGATATAACAATTAAATTTTTAACACCGCTAATTAATAGTGCAAATAAAGAATTTATTGTTTATCAAGCAGGTCCTGATAATATAGGGACTAATAATGGTCAAGTGTTTAAATTAAATTTTGCTTATAGATTAGTAGATAATAATTTACCTACAGACTATGTTCTTTTAGCAGTATCTGAAAAATTAAATGGAACTTCAAATCCACAAACAATTAATACTTTTGTAGGTATAAATTCACAAGGAAATCCTTATGCAAAAATATCTTTACAACAATATCCAATTGAAATATATAATGGAGATAAATCATATGGTAAAGAACCTGTAATTAATCATAATTCTTATAAAATTGGCTGGGTTAAAAATATCCCAAGTCAATCTTTAAATTTTTATGACAAAACTACAATATATCTAAAATATTTAGTAGATGAAAATTCAAATGTATTAGATTTATCATTAAGAAATGATAATTTATTTGAAGTTCAAAATACATTTAAAACTGGTGATATTGTAAAATTATCTTTATCTGATACTATTAGACCGTCTCTTCAAACAACTCTTGATGGAAATAAAAGTATTTTTAAAGGTGGTTATTCATATGAACCCGTTATTTTTAGACAGTCTAATGAAGTATTGAAATTTCAAAATGATAATCCCCAAGGAGAAACTGTTTTAGGTGCTGGTATAAAAGGATATGATAGAAATTCTTATTTTTATCAAAATACTGGGACAGTTTTATGGAATCAGGATCAAGATTTTCCAGATTTACCTCCACAAAATACAACATCTAATATAGGATATGTATTTAGTACTAATTATAATGGATTACCCGGCGTTAATAGTGCACAACCATTTGAGACATTGCCTATGGCAACAGCTTTAACTAAAGCGCAATGGCAAAATAAAGTTGCATTAGATGCGCAAGGAAATACTCTATGGCACTATTATGAAAAAGATTGGCTAAACATAGATCAGCTTGGTGGATTTCCTAATAATTCATTTGATCTAGATCATTGGTCTAGAAAAATATATGCATTTAATTTATTTAAATTTAATAGTTTTGTTTCTGGTGGATACTATACTGAAAATTTTGATGTTAATACTATACAAGATCCAGCTGGATTATATGCATATAAAGTACAAAGGCCTGCTACGTATAATTTAAAAGCTTATTTTACTGTAGGTATGGCATTTTGTTATGAGAATGAATCGAATGGAGAAAACGGGTATGTTGATTGTCACCATACAGAAGGCGATTGTTGTTGCTGCGGTTGCTCTTTGTGTGATGGCCGCTATGAAGCATTTAACAATAATAACTACATTACAAGACCATTTAGGCAGGATGATGGTGGAACACGCTATCGTCAGGGAACTGGTGCACATTACAAATTGGTAGGGGTCTTAGAAAAAACTACAACTCCTAATATTGATACAAGTTGGGAATATGTTGCTAGTACTAGAATGAATCCAAATATTGGTGATAATATCAATGGTACTCAAACAAACGGTTGGTCGAATACAATCTATATGCCAGGATTAAAAAGAGGGGTATCGCACGCATTGACAGAACATGTTTTAGTTGATGATTTGAATTATAATCCAAATAATGCTAATCAAAATTTTAATTATTATAAAAATAATGGAATACAAAAAACATTTAATTATGGAGATTGTTTAAGATTGGTATTTTATTTAGTTGATTCATCAGCGCAATTAGAATTCGGTAGATATTTAGCATTTGAAATAGGAAAACCAACAATTTCTGATAGTAAAATAATGACTGCTGGTGTGTATAATAATATAACAAGCCCATTTTTTGAAATAAATGACCCTTTAGTAACTAGTGTCAGATATACTAGTGAAACAACCGTATCTGGAAGTTCAATTTTTACAGTTAGTTCTAGTAATGGGATAGTATTTTCTGATGAAATGACACCAGTATTAGTAACAGGATCAAAATTTATACCCGATCCAAATTCAAATACTACAGCATACTATTCTCCTGTTATTGAAGAATCTTTAATAAAACCATTTGATCTATTAAGAATAGGATCAATAACAAGTCCCAAACCAGAATATTATACTATTTTAACAGCTGGCAAAAATCAAACTTTAAATTATAAGCCAATTAATCCATCTTTGTCAAGATTAACATGGCAAGGAGTTAATAATATAGTATCATTTATTCCTAATTTATCATGGAATAATTTGGGTAGACCTGGTGAAAATTACAGCACTATACAATTAATAACTACTGCTGGATCAATTTATGATCACTATTGGGCCGGTTTTACAGTTGGTACTGGCACTGCAATAATACCATCAACTACATATGGTAGCACATTTATTACTAATGGAGCAACAGTTTCAGGTATTACAAGTGATATAGGAACTAATGAAAATATGGCATTTACAATACCAAGTAATTTATCTCCTTATAGAACTATTCAAGGAAGTGTTGTTAATATATATGTACCAGTATCCTATAATCTAAATATACCTGGCAATCCGCAAACTATAAATACTCAAATTCCCCTTTCTAATAATTCACAAGTAATATTTACACCGGTATCATCAAGTTTATCTAATAGATTTTCTATATCTGTAGATCCACCATTTAAAAATTATTCTAGTATAAGCAGTCAAAATTTTGCAATATTGAGACCAGTTCCTAATGAGACATCAGTAATTATTGATTTTCATAAACAATTAGGTGATGTTTCTCAAACTATTCTTATTCCACAAGATGCTAGTGATAATTTAAAAAATAAAGTTGGTGAAATATTCCAAAATTTAAATGTTGATTTATCTAACCAAAATACACAAATTAATCAATAATGCAAGCTCTATATTATAATACAGGATCTTTTGGATTGACACATTTATTAGGATCAGATATAACAGGGTCATATACCCAAAGATTTGATTATTCAAATATTACAGAATTAATTCCATGTTCTAGTTTACAAGAAATAGTAGCTTTTAAAAATGGATCAAGATATGCTTCATTTCCAATAGCAGAAACAAATTTATATTATACAGATGTAAATTTTGTCAATCAAGTTACAAGCTCTGTATCAATGTCACAGAGTCCATATAATTTAGAAAAAGCTGGAATTTTTCCAATAAATTTTATTTTTTCCCCAAGTTTAATAAATACTTCATCTTTAGATACTGTTCTGATAACAAAGAATGTCTTATCCTCTTCTGGAGATACTTATGCAACTGGTAGTTTATTACTAACTGCTTCTTTTGACGCAAATACCTTAATATTAATAAAAAATAATACTCAATTCATAAATAACATTATTGATAGAAGGTATTTTGAAAATTTTATTTTTTTTGTAGGGCTTACTGAATCTCATGAAGTATATAATAATCTATTTTATGATTTTAATTTAGATGGTTTTATTAATATGAGAGAAAGAAATAAAGGAAAATTAGTTGATTCTGGATCTAATGGAATATCTGCTGCTGAAAATCTTGCACAAGCAATAAATTTAGTATTATCTGGATCAAATTCTAGTTCTAGTTTAGATCTATTAATGGCATCTGCTTCTGGAGGTACTTTAATATTATCTAGTTCTTATCCTGGAACATTAGGAAATGATATTAGTTTATATAGTTATAAAATTCCTAGCAACTTTAAAAGCGCATCTTCAATCGATTATTATTTTCAAAATAAAATTTTACAACTATCAGGTGGAACAGACTTTCTTCCAGAAGTATATACAACAGAAAGTATAATATCAGCATCCACTTCAATTTTTAATGGCACTATATCTTTAGTATCTGGTGAATCATATAATATTATAGTTTCCGGAAGCGGTCAATTTTATACCTCAAGTATTATAGTTACTAATACTGCTACTAGAGTTGTTGAATTATATGCAACGGCATCAAATCAATATTTAACAGCAAGTTTTTATCCATTAACTTCCGTAGAAAGAACTATAGAGGTTAGTACTGGTGTTTTACCAAGCCTACAATTATCTTGGGTAGATACAGGATCTATGCCATATAGTAATACAGGCAGTTTATCCGAATGGAGTGATTATTTACAATCTCAAATAACAATAATATCATCTAGTAGCGATACTAATTTATATTTTGCAGGTAGTGGTTTAGCTAATCAACAGCAATTAAATTTGCTATCACAAAATATAAATACATGTAATTTATTTGGATTTACTAATTTAAATTCAATTAATATAAATGGAAATCTATTATCTAGTTTTATAAATTTAGATGAAGCTCCTAATTTAGTTTATTATGATTGTGGTAATAACAATATAACAGGAAGTATACCTGATTTTACTCATGCTAATACAATATCAACAATAATATGTTCAAATAACAAAATATCAGGAAGTCTTTCTGGGCTATTATATTTACCATATTTATCAAAATTAGATTGTTCATACAATTTTATTACAGGAAGCACATTAAATTTATCATCATCTTATGGTGTTACTTATCTAAATTTTAGTAATAATCAATTATCTGGTGGATTAGAGGATTTAACTGGGGCTAATAGTCTACAATATTTTAATTGCTCTAATAATAATTTATCTGGTAGTATTTCAAATTTAAGTAATTTATATTTTTTACAAGATTTTTATTGTCAAAATAATATATTAAC